TCCAAATCCTGATGATGACCAAGGATAACCTGTTACATATGGTGACGTATCGTGAGCCATCACAATAGCAGTTTCATCTGGACTAAATGCAATATCGTTACCATTACCAACCGGAAGTGTTGCAGGGTTGGTATACTTAGTTCCAAATCCTGATGATGACCAAGGATAAGCGGTTATAAATGGTGTTCCAGCGTGAGCAACCGCAATAGCAGTTCCACTTGGACTAAATGCAACACTATTACCACGTCCTCCCGGCAAAGTAGCCGGATTGGCAAATTTGGTTCCAAATCCTGTAGTGCTGTTCCATGGATAAACAGAAACATATGGTGATACATTATGTGAAACTGCAATAGCAGTTCCATCTGGAGTAAATTTAACAGTATAACCGGTACCAGTTGGAAGTGTTGCAGGATTGTTATACTTAGTTCCAAATCCTGATGACGACCAAGGATAAACTGTAATAAATGGTGTTATGGTGTGTGCAACCGCAAGAGCTGATACGTCTGGACTAAATGCAATACCATTACCGGCACCAGTTGGTAAAGTTACTGGGTTGCTAAAACGAGTTCCAACCGACCACTCTTGAAAATTGTATACTGTAACAAAAGGTGTAGTGTTTAATGCCGCTGCCAAAAAAACATTGTAAGTTTCAGGTGTCGAGTCGCCTTTTGTTCCCCATGTGAGACCATTTACAGCATTTGCATAAACTTTTGGGTTCGAAAATGTAGATCCAAATCCGGTGCTAGTATCAAAGTTGTAGACCATAATAAAAGGTATGGTGTACATACCTATTGCTAAAGTTGAATTGTCACGGAATGCAACAGCATATGATGCACCCGTTGGTAGTGTTGTTGGATTAGCGAACTTAGTTCCAAATCCAGAACTTGACCATGGATAGGCATGTACATATGGCGTAGTCGATGAAGTAATTACAATCGATGAACTATTTGGACTAAATTCAACATCAGTCGTGCCGGATGACGGTAGAGTAGCCGGATTAGCGAACTTAGTTCCAAATCCAGAACTCGACCAAGGATAAACCGTAACATATGGTGATGCATTTGATGTAACAGCAATAGCCGAACCGTCTGGACTAAATGCAACTGCGGTTGCGCCAGTACCTGAAACCGCAATTGAGGGGTTGGCAAATTTCGTTCCAAATCCTGTGCTATTGTTCCAAGCCCATGCCGTCACATATGGTGATGAACTGGTTGCTACAGCAATAGCCGAACCGTCTGGACTAAATGCAACATGAGTTCCAGTAGCACCGGATAAAGCTGCTGGATTGGCAAATTTGGTTCCAAATCCTGTGCTATTGTTCCATGGATAAACTGCAATATATGGTGTTGTAGAGTGTGCTACAGCGATAACTGAACCGTCTGGACTAAATCTAACACCTTGGCCAATACTGCTTGGTAATGTTGATGGATCAGCATATTTTGAACCAAAACCCGTTGATGCAGACCAAGAATATGCTGTGACGAACGGTGTTCCATTATGAGCAATTGCAATGGCTGATTCATTGGGATTAAAATCAACAGAATTTCCTCCACCCTGTGCTATTGCAACAGAGGGCTGTGAATACAAAGTATTGAATCCTGATGATGTAAATGAATATGCGGCAACAAAAGGACCAACGTTTAGTGCGGCCGCTATTACACCTGCACTAGATGAAGACCTTGCACCGGCCGCACCAAAGAGACTAGATGTTGTCATTTAACGTCTAAACCGAGAAGAAGGCCTGTCCAAGTTGTACCGCCATCATACGTGAAAAAACCAAGTACGTCACGGCCAGATGAAGTTAATGTGGGTGCTGTGCCTGATGGCCACTTAACCCCACTCCACCAAGTAATTGATGCTGAACCACCATTGGTTAAATCGAGAATAAATGATTCAGCAGTTCCAGAACTTGGAACATTTGAAACAGTGAATGTAGTTGTACCACTGATTGTTTTACTGAAATAATTTGCAGTACTCAAATCAATATTACTTGAAGAAATTGTTGCCTTAACTTCTCTTGTACCAGTACTCACTAATGTTGTAAAGCTTGGAGAAGTATTCAACGCAAGAACAGTACCTGAACCGCTTGTGGTGTAAGAAGTACCCCAAGAAGATCCTGTAGAGTTTGCTATGCCGGCACCAGGATAAGTTGTTATTGAAGTATTTGCTTTGGCATATGCTGAATTGGCATATGAAGATGCGGAATTAGCAGCATTTCTTACCCAAGTATCAGTCGCATTGTTGGCCGCAGAATAAGCAGCATTGGCATATGTACTGGCCGCATTGGCCGCATTATAGGCGGAATCTACCAGTTCCGAATAGTCACCAGTCGAATCGATATTGGTTAGTGTTATTTTTGTCGTCATATCTTATTTAGTCCACGCCTTTGCGGCCACGAAATTTGAGTGGCTGAATTCCAATCTATCCACAAGTTTTACAGCACCACCGGAGGTTTTAGATACCGCCACGAAACCTTCTGGATTGGTGACTTTGAAACCATCATCTGTACGTAGGAATGTATTTGTTACTTGTTTCATTTGTTGCAACTTACCAACAATCATATTCTTGGATGCCACCAAGTGGTTCATCAAATCAAAAATACTCTTTAAGTCTCTTGCTGAACCACGGAAGAAACGCATAATCTCAGTTTTCTCTTTGATACGTTTCTGTTTAGTTTCTTCTTTCTTGGCATCAGAGATATCTTTATTTAACTTGGCCTCAACCCAACGAATCAAATCATTTGTGTGTGCCGTAGTATCTTTAATCTCCATACCTTCACGCACTTTGGTATTGTTGAATGTCTTAATGTAAGTGAGTACTATCTCACTTGCGGCAATTCTATTAAGTGTTAGTGCATTGATAGATTGAAATGTTGTGCCTGCAAGTGACAGGTGTGAATTCAATATCTTTGTTTCTTGTTCTGTGAATGTGACTGTGCCAGATGCATCAACAAAGTATGCATCACGGAACCAAACATCTTTGGTCGTAGTCAAGTGATTGATATCAATGTTGAATGATGCCTTCATATCAGAGAATGTTTTACCTGTATATGAAGTATGGAAGACAATACCCATCTGTGCATCGACCATCGACTTGGCCAGTTTTGAATCTGATGGCACAGCATACACAATCGTGTTTGGCTGGAAAGTAATGTACTCTTGGCCATCAATCGTTTGTGTTTTGATATCACCTTTAGAGAACATCATATCGCCTTGCAGAATACCTTTGATGCCTAGTTTTGGTAAGTAACGTAATGCAACTTTCAACTTGGCATTTAGACCACCACTTGGATGGTTTACATCAATATCAGCATCAGTATAGTTTAACTTTGGGTTGGCATTGAAGACACCTTTAGTACCAACAAAGAATTTACCATTGTCTGGATTGATACCACAGAAAACTGCAGGTGCACCATCCCATTTTGTTGTGACGTTCACTTTAGATGATGCATGACCTGCCAGCATATCACGTAATGATTGCAGAAAGTTAATTGCATCACGTGTGCCGGCAACACCACGATTCAACACCTCATCTTCGATATGTTCGAGGTGAAGATTGGCACCTTCTTTTTTTGCTTCGGTTATAAATTCTGAAAATTTCATTTTAATATATCTTTATGAATGGACCGTTTGTGTCTCTAAATTCTTTCTTTGCACCATAGTATAATGTTTTCAACCACTCTTGCATCAGTCCTTTTTTATCAATTAAAGCCCATGCATAAGCCCAACGCATACAAGTTAACTTAGATGAAAGTCTTCCGCCAGCATATTTAGAACCTTCTTCTCTGATACAATAATCTAAAACGTCAGCAAAAGAACCTTTCGAAACTTCTTTACCTTTGTACATCACTTTCATATCACCGAAATCTATACTCTTATCATTAACTTTCATTTTGGATAATTCTTTTTGAAAGTCAACCCAATATTTTATTGTCTCTGGTGTCCACTTACCAACTGGTGGTATGTGTGGATCTTTACCAGCATTTACAGGTCTAATGATTCCTAGTTTTGAATAGTTCTTACTAAAGAATTCATCAATCGCATCAGCAGAAGCTTTACCAATCTTAGCACCAGCATCTTTGCCAGTTGGTGTCAAGTCAGTCTGTACGCCACCTCTAGGTGTTGACATATTAAAGTTTCGTGTCTGCCAATTAACTAAACTATCACCAGCTTTAAATTGTCCTGCAATTTCACCATTATCTATTTCTGTTGGTGTTTTACTATTTGTTCCAAAGTTTGCATAACATTTAAGTGGTCCAACATTTTCGAAAATTAATTCTTTTGCTTTGCCTTTACCCATATTGGATAATTCTAAATCAGCTTTAGTTTTTGTTTTAGAAATTGCTTTGAGTGATACTGGAACTAAATCTTTAGACTGTATCAACTCACGCATATAAGCATTCAAAGAGTAGATGTTTGCCATCTCATCGGTGTTTTTAGTAATTGAATCTAACTTCTTTCTGATTTCTTTTTCTTTGGCCTTTTTGACCATGTAGATATCAGCTGGATCCCAATTGTCTTTTGTAGATACACCACATCTACTCTTAGCAATATCTTCAATGAAAGCCATGAAACCATTACGTTCATCACGTGAGTATTCATAACCTTTAGTTGTACCCAAATACTTCTTTAGAGCTTCAGCTTGTTTCTGAAATGTACTCATCCACGCAGTTCTTAGTGCAAGATTCTTTGCAAGGTCTGGATAAACTTCCACAACTTCAGAGAACAACTCAGCTTCTGTAGGTACTTTTGTACTCTCAATGTACTTTCTGAAATAGACTTTTGAGGCGTTTTCTTGTTTTGCTGTCTCTATCGCATTACCTGCCATCTAATACTCCTGTGTTTTTGGAGTATTTATCCTACCAGATTACCGAATAATGTCAAGTACTTTATCGCCGGTCCAAACTTCTTGTTCGGTCCTGATACGATTTTCTGTCTTCAAAGTCTCAAATCGGTTGACGGCCTTCTTACGCCACCATTCAATGATGTTACTCAAATGAAACTTCTCATAGTTTTCACCTGGTAATAACTTGTCAGTCTTGCCATTGACAAAATCAACCATGTTTTTATAACCATAATCGGAGATAAAGTATCGTTTCTGTTCGTTCAGATTCTTGGCATTCTCAATCGTCTGTGCAAACTTGGCACCTTCTGGTGTGCCTTTGAGTGCAATCTTAGTCAATGCAATAATACGATTGGAGATTTTCAACTTACGTGATGATGCATCTTCTGGTGCAAGTGGTTCACCAATAATCTTTTCAACATAGTCTTTCAAATCGGTGTATGTTTGTCCGTGCAACATTGGTAAGAAATCAGAATCAGTTAGACCTTTGAAACGAATCAATGGTTTCATGCCGTCATACTGTGATACTGCCTTAGAAGAACCATACAAACTGGTAGTCTCAAACAAACAGGTTGTCATCTTGTATTTCTGGTTCAGCATCTCACGTACTTCATGTGAGGTGCAAATCGCAGCCAGTAGTTTGCCACCAAGGTAGTTATACCCGAATGGTTGTGCCGGTACAATAACAAAACCCATGGCAGCACATTGATTGAACCTCTGAGCACCGCCTTGGACTTGCGTAAACACTTGTCCAAGCATTTCATTTCGTGGCTTGCAGTTGATTACTGGAGAACCAAGACGAATGAAACCACACCACTTTCCTGACTTCTTCTCCAAGATTGCCAAACGTAGGCAACGACCGGGTATACTTGTCATGTTTGAGTGTGACGATATCATATCAAGGTAGATATCCCATCGGTCTTGCGGCAACTCTACAATTTCAAATTGCATATCTGCCGGTGACATTGTAAAGTCTGAGAACAAGTCTTCTTCTGGTCCACATCCAGGTAACGTGAATGGTCTTTCTGACATTGCTGCCAGTTTTTGTTCACGCATATATTCATCTATGCGGCCAAACTTATCGAAATAATCCGAGAAGATATTGGCAACATAAACACCTTGTTCTTTACTCAAGTTCATACTTTAATTCCATCAAATTTACTTCTTCGTTCTCTGTTACCAAATGTACTTAGTGGTGTATCTGGTTGACCAGAATCAGAAATATCAACCTGTGCAGATTGTTCAGTATCATACAGTCGCATCTTTGACCTGTCGATACCAACAATGAAACGTTTGAATACACTAGGGTCAGAATAACGATTCTTCAATTGCTTCACCATAATCTGATTCAACTGTTCAAGTTCTTCTGTACTAATCAACGCAAACATAAAGTCGGCAGTCGCAGGCAAACCAAACGATTCACTTGTGTCTGTCAAGTCAACATCAGTGTTTGTATAACCAGAACGAGTCGTTTGTGTCGCAGTTACGATTGGTAGACCCGCTTCAACGGCAAGACCACGCAACTCTTCAGCAATCGATTTAATATATGTATACGAGTTAACGGAGCCACCAGGTTTGATGCGTGAAGACGAACAGATATTCAGATAGTCAATAAAGATAATATCTGGTTTAAAACTCTTCTTCAACTGCAACTCTTGTAGCAAGGCACGGAAGTGTAATGCATTGGCGGCGGCAGTTGGATACTCTTTGATGATTAACTTGCCTTGCGTCTTGTTCTTCAACACACCAAACTTACGCACATAGTCATCTTTGGACATTGTGTGTAGTTCTTCCATAGATACGTTCAATAAGTTGGCATCGATACGTTCAGCAATCTTTTCTTCGGCCATTTCCATGGTGATATACAAAACATTCTGTGCATTAGATAAACAACTTGCAGCAACGTGACACATGAACAGAGACTTACCAACACCAGTGCCAGCAAGTGCAACGTTCAATGTCTTAACTGGCAGACCGCCTTTGGTAATCTTATTGAAGATATCAAGGTCAAACTTAACACGTGATTCAACTTTGTGATACAGGTCATAACGATTAGAGAAGTCATCAATGTAATCGTGACCAACGTTAGGGTCAAACGATACACCCAAGGCATCACTTAGAATCTTAGGTATTTCACCTTTGGCTTTCTTATCACCTTTGTCATCAAGAATCGATACAGATTCCATAATGGCATTGTAGATTGCTTTGTCTTGGCAGAACTTCTCAGTCTGTTCAACCAACCACTTCATCTCAGTTGGTTCTTCTTTGTGTTGATTGATATTGTTTAGTAACTCAATAGAATTACGGACTTCTTGCTCAGTTAACTTCTTACTCTCGGTAAGATTAATGATGAGTGCTTCGTGTGTCGGCAGACTGTTGTACTTGTTGATGAAGTCATCAACTTCTTTGTAAATTACTTTTTCGGTATTGTCAGAGAAATAATCGTTACGTAGAAACGGCAAAACTTTACGAGCAAACGTTTCATTGTAAATCAGATTCTTTAGAATCGAGTGTTCTAGTCTGTTCATTATGGCTTTCTTGATTAATAATAATATCTGTGAGAATGTCTCCCATCATTGTATGATATTCTCGGTCAGTTAGCAAGCTAGTAAGGCCATGTTGACCTGGATTCTGAACGTTATAGGTAAACTGTAGTTGACCTAATTCGCCTTCTTCAAATCTAACATGACCATACGAGAATACTACACCTGAATACTTACCACCAGTGATTTCTATCATGGTGGAATCTTCTTCAGGTAAGTTTAGAAACTTGTACTCAAGCTTCTTCTGCTTCTGCCGTGTCGAAATCTTCTCCCATAATGTTGCCAAAAGCGATTTCATATTTCTTCCTTACAGATTCTTTGAATGATTCATTGCCAAGCATACTAGTCCAGAATTCTTCTGTGTTGGTATCCTTTTCACGGAATCGTTTGTCTTCAATCTCACCAGTCTCTTTGTTAACACGTGAGTACCAACCATTGGATGGTTTAACTACGTGGCCAGATTCAAGTGCAACGTCAAGTAAGCCAGACCACTTACTAATGCCACCGTCAAAAGATACAGAAACAGGTATCTTTGATTTTTCCCTAACATATCGTGATTTCTCCACATTGATAATGAAATTATAACCAGTTAATTCGGAACCATCTTTCTCTTGCTGGCGACCAAGAATAAAGATGTTGTCGGCAGAATAGTAACTGCCTGTGCCACCACCAACAATGTCTTTAGGGAACATTCCAATTTCTTTGTACGTGTGATTAACAACAACCATTGGAATATCTTTGAGTGACAAGTGTGGTGTTACCATACGGAACAAACTCTTCACCTGTTTAGCACGTGACATATCAGCAACTGATTTGCCTTCAAGTGCATCGTCTACTTCCTTTTTAGACGCAAGATTACCAATAGAATCAATAACAATAATAATATGCTCGCCACGTTCAACTCCCTCAAGTTGTTTCATAATATCAAACTTCAACTGTTCAATGTCAGTCAATGGTGTGTGCAAGACACGTTCAGTATCAATACCAAACGTATCAAAGTAGGACTGCGGTGTACCAAACTCAGAATCATAGAACAACAATACTGAATCTTCATACTTGTCCATGTAAGACTTAGCCATCAGCAAACTGAAAGCAGTCTTGAAGTGTTTAGAAGGACCTGCCCACATTGTAAGACCTGGGGTTAGACCACCATCTAAACGACCTGACAACGCCACGTTTACCATTGGGATAGATGTTGGAATCATATCCTTTTTCGTAAAGAACTTTGATGTTGCCAGTACAGCACTGTCTTTAATCGTACTGTTCTTTTTAATTTTATCTAATAAACTCATAATATTCCTTTAGTTAAAAAAACTATCCAATGAATTTGTCTTCTCTGTTTTCCAATCAATACAATCTAAAATCACTTTGATTGGTTCAAGGAAAGACTTATCAAACTGTGTGTCATAATCAATATACTCTTGTAGATTGAATTCTTTTGGCAATCGACCTGGATAAGATACGACAGATTCTTTGAAATGGTTTGGAACTTTCAAGTATGTGAACTTGAGTTTCTCACCTTCTTGAATCAATGGATACTTCTTATCTAATTTATACTGCTTCAGGAAATGGTTATACACGATGGCACCACGAACATGAATCGGTGTGCCCTTCTTGTACATTGTAACAGAATCAGAATAAGTTTTCAAGCCGTTTAGTCCTCTTGGGAAAGAAATATCTTCAGCAGGTAAAGTTTTAAATTCTTGCCTAAAGGATTGGATGAATTCTTGTACCTCTTCTTCGGTACCACGCATCACCATTTTAATTAGAACGTTCATCTTCTCACGAATCGCAGCAGGTGTAGAAGACTTAATCATCTCAAGTCCCATCACCTTCATTTGTGGTTCGTTGTACTGAACACCCTCATTGTTATATACGTTAAGAATGTAACGTTTCTTGGCAGTCCAGATACCTTTGTCGGACAAACCTTCACGTTTCATTTGCATTTTTTGGGCATACGCATTAACATACGTAGCAAGCTCCTGGTAACTCTCATCAATAAATGGTTGTATCTTCTGCTCACAGACCTTATCCATGAATTGGATAATCTGTTCTGTGCTTGATTCTTTCGGATGCACCTTATCAACAAGCTCACCAAGACGGAGATAAATCGAGTCTGTGTCTGAGGCGATAACATAGTCTTTGTCAGTCTTTAATAGTTTGTTCATGTAAGAATTGATTTTACTTTCAATCCATCTAATACTAAGTTGACCTGCAGAGGTAACACCAAGAGCTTGTCGTAAATCATAGAATCGGAAATACTTGGAGCCTAAGGCACCGTATGCCGAATTCAAAGACACTTTCTTTGCTAGTTGTAGATTATTATATCTAGCAATTCGTTTATCTAATTCGTTCTTCTTTGTCTCATCAGTTTCAACTTCATAGTCTTTCTTCGCCTGAATCATCATCTTCTTAAACTTAGAACGGTCAACATACATTTCTTCCAACATCTTTGGTAAGAAACCTTGTTTAGTCGTACTGAAGAACTGACCATTCGGTGTGATGGTATAACCATCCATCTTTGATAGGTCAACTGATTTGGTCAATAACTTATCAACGCTGACACCACGCATAATAATATCACGCATGTCTTGTGTGTAGTCTTCAGGTTCAATCAATGTCTCAGGTGAGATGTTGTACTGCATCATCAAGTGTGGATACAAACTGTTCAAGTCAAAAGAAGCAACACACTTATGCATACCTTTTTGTGGGTCTTTAACATAAGCACCTTCAAAGGCAGCATCTTTGTCTTTCACAATTCGTGGTGGCACAATGATATTCTGGTTCAACAAGTAACCATATGTCATCGCATCCCACATTCTAGTCTGTGCAAATACATCATCATAGTTACACTTCGTATCATAGGCAAGAGTAAGTGCCAACTCTAACAACTTCAACTTGTCGTCTAGTTTCAGAATCAAGGCTACGTCTTTAATATTATACTCAATGAACTTTTGGTAATTCAAACGATACAACTGGTGCAAGTTATCATACTCATCATATGAAATCTTGTTCTCACCAATCTCAACGTTCGCAATATTATCCAAACGATATGACTCTTGTGATTTACCACCAGGCGCATACCATCTGTACAATTCGATATAGTCAAGTGTCGAAACACCCAACAGTTCATACGCAATGTTCTCACGACCCATGGCCATAACTTTGCGTTCAGAAATCATATTCCATGGTGACAACTTCTTTGTGTCATCTTCACCAAGAATACGTGATAGACGATTGACCAAATATGGAATATCAAAGAACTTAATGTTCCAACCACTCACAACATCTGGACAGTTATTAGTCCAGTGGTTGATAAATGTTTTGCAAAGGTCATGTTCGTCACGGCATTTAATGTATGTGACGTTATCATCATTGTTAACAAAGTCACCACAACCCATTACGATTGTTTTACCACCGACACGTGTGATACAAATGGCAGTGATTGGTTCGTTGGCTTGATATGGGTCGGGAAATCCATTCTCAGAACCAACCTCAATATCGATAACGTCAATTGCAACATCTTCAAAGTCCCAATCGACCATCTGTGGATGTTCATCAGCAATAAATGCATACTCGAATCTATTATTGCCATAGATTTCAAAGTTTTGTACTTCACTGTACATCTTAATGAAATCACGTGCTTCACGGATAG